GAAGCAGTTTGAAACGTAGGAGCGTTACCTGATCCATTAGAAGTTAATACCTGTCCTGCACTCCCTGTTACCACTGCCGCAGGATCTCCTGACCCATCATAGCTGATTAAATTTCCTGCTGTTCCAGAATTCATCTTAGCGAGAGTCACGGCATCATTTGCTATTTTACCTGTAGTGACGTTTAAATCTGTTATCTTGACCGTGGTTACTGCATCCGTAGCCAACTTATCTGCGGTGACATTTGCATTTAATATTTTAGCTGTGGTTACTGCATCGGATGCAAGCTTATCTGCATCGACACTTCCGTCTGCTACCACACCAACAGAACTAGCAGTGAACGCCATGACCTCGATACTTGTGCCATTGGGAGGTGCTGTGCTGAATGTCAGCGTTGTACCCGATACCGCGTATGTGCCTTTTTCTTGATAGACACCATCAATGTAAACTTGGGTATTGTTTTCTGTGGAGGGATCAGCAGATAAGGTAAAGGCTGTGGTGCTGCCGTTACCAGAAAATTCGTTTAGAGATACATTGGTTGCACC